TTATGGAGTTAGTGAAATCCATGATAGTTATGGAGTTAAGTTAACTGCTGATACACTAGCTACATAAAAACTATGGGGGTGGGAAACTACCCCCTTTTTTCAAGGGATTATGACAATGGAAATGGTAAAGCTTGTTAAAGGCGATAGGGTAATTGAAAGACGCAAAGTAGATTACGAAAACAATATAAACATTTGGGGTTTACGAGGTTGGAAGCTAGATGATGGCAAGCCAAAAGCACAACCCGCACCCGAACCGAAAGAAGAAAAGCCTAAGAAAACAAAGAAAGCTGAATAATGGCTACAAACGAATTCAATGTTGCTGATACCAGTCTTCAGAAAATACAACCAGATATTTTAGGTTTCGGGGTAACAACTTTTGAAGACCAACTTCAATTTGCTGAAAATGACGTTTTAAGGCGTGTAAGGGAAGAATGGTGGGAAAGATACAGGCATACTGTACGCTATAAGGACATTACCAAGATTACATCGGTAGAAATGGATAGTTCTAAACTCACAGACTCACAATGGACACAATCAGTAGTGTATTTATGCTTATGGAAGTATGTGTATCCTATTCTTACTAAATGGCGTGACCCCGACACAGGCGAAGGTAAAGACGCATTTCAAGTCCAGATTGACTTTTATAGGGATAGATATGAAGAAGAATTCCAAGCTATTCTAAGGGATGGGGTTGAGTATGATGAAGATGGTGGCGGTACAGTAAGCGACAGCGAGAAAGAACCCATACATCATTTGAGATTAGTCCGCTAATGGCAGTAGATGTAAGAGTAGACGTTAATTCGCTTGAGGTAACAAGACTTTTAAGAAGCGTTCAAACAAAACAAAAGGCAGTCATACGAAAATCACTTAGTAGGGTTTCTAATATGGCTGTTCAAATGATTACCAAGCGTACACAGGCGGGGAAACTACCCGATGGGGGTCAAATGAGGGCATACGCTAAAGGCACAGTCAGAAGCCGTAAAAAGAGGGGTAGACAAACAGGATTTGTAGACCTTACCGATACTGGTAAGATGTTTCGTAGCCTTGATTTTAAAATTAGTTCATCAATGAGGTTCAAAAGCACATTATTCTTCTCAAACATGGAAAGAGCAAAGATAGCCAGTTATCACGACACATTCGGGGTAGGTAAAAGACGTATTACCAGACCATTCTTTGCTATAGGCAATAAAGAAGAAGACAAACTAAAAGCAGAGTTTGCTAGTTTTTATTTTAAAGAAATGCGGTTATGAGCAAAAGAGAAAATATAGCGGGTGACATAATTACAAAGCTTGATGCGGTTACAAGTCCTATTGAGTTCAAAAAGATTACCAGAGAACCTTTTGAGGTAGAGGAACTTAGTGATGCACAGTTTCCCGCCTTATTTGTTCAGTCTGGTGATGAAACTAGAGAAGTATCAAGCATAGGAGATACAGGAGCGGGAACATACAGGGGAACGATAGACTTTCTGATTGTGGCTTTTGGTAAGGGTACAGATTCCAATATAGACACAGTTCGCAACCAGATTATAGAAGTGGTTGAAGAAACTTTAGATAATGATATAACTAGAAATGGTAATGCTATTGATACACAGATTATTGAAGCATCAACGGACGAGGGTACAATATATCCTTATGGTGGTGTACGAATAACAGCAAGGGTACTATATGAATTTACTAGAGGGAGTGCATAATGGCTAAAAATGTAACTATGAAAAAAGGCGAAAGTATTATAAAATGCGTTGAAGACCATGTAGAACATTTTGAAAAAAATGGCTATAAGGTGCATGATGAAAAGGCGGTTTCTAAAAAAGTCGAAAAACCTAAAGAAGAAAAGGAGTAAATAAATGGCTACACATCACGGAAAAGAAGGGGTTGTAACTATTGGGGGTACTACATTAGGTAATGCCACAGGGTTCACAGTAGACACTACCCATGACGTTGTTGAGGATACAGCACTAGGTGATTCAATGAAATCATATTTGGTTGGAAGGGGTACTTATACTTTCACTATTGATATGAACTTTGATGAAACCGATAGCGGTCAAACAACATTAGTACAAGGAGCAGAACTAACTTTTGCTTTCTTACCAGAAGGTAATGAGTCTGGAGATAGAAAGTTTAGTGGTACTGGAATTGTTACTGGAATGTCAGTAGGCGTTACGTTAGATGGTGTAACAACTAGAACTGTATCTGGACAAGGTAATGGTGGGTTGACCATCGGAACAGTCTAAAATGGCAGATGAAAAGATTGACTACTTTGATGGTATTCGTGACCATTTTAGTCAGCTAGACACACAGATTATTGAAGTTCCAGAGTGGGGTTTGACAGGCGATAAAGCTATTCATACCAAGCCTTTTAATATGCTTGAGAAACAAAAGATATTTAAGGGTGCAACGAATACTGATTTGCTTGTACTCATTGACGTTATCATCGAAAAAGCCTTAACAAAAGATGGCGAAAAGATGTTTAATGCTTCTCACATTCTTTCTTTCAAAACAAAAGCTGACACAAATGTAATTGCAGACGTTGCCACAAAGATAATGGGTACTGGTAATGAAGATATTGAGGATTATAAAAAAAACTAAGAAGTAACACAGAGTTACACAATATCTATGGTTTAGCCGAAAGGTTGCACAAAACAGTTTCCGAAATCTTGCAAATGTCAGTTGAGGAATTTAATATGTGGATTGCTTACTTCCAAATCCAACATGAGGAACGAGAACGACAAGAACGACTAGCAAAGGCAAGTAGATAGTGGCAACAAAACAAGTAAATATAGACATTATAGCGAAGGATAAGACCCGCCAAGCTATGAAGTCAGCCACAACAGGGGTAGACAAACTCAAGCAATCGGTCTTCAACCTTAGAAATGCTCTTGTGGGTATCGGTGCGGGTGTTACTCTCAAGTCGTTTGTTGATGTTGGTAGGCAAGTTGAATCCCTACAAATCAGACTGAAATTCTTATTTGGTAGTGTTGAAGAAGGTGCAAAAGCTTTTGATGTTATGTCGAAGTTCGCATCTAAAGTACCTTTTAGCCTTGAGCAAATACAAGCGGGAGCGGGAAACCTAGCCGTTGTTGCTAAAGATGCAGAAGAACTTTCAAGGGTTTTAGAAATAACAGGCAATGTCGCTAGTGTTACTGGTCTTGATTTCCAAACAACAGCCGAACAAATACAGCGGTCATTATCAGCGGGTATTGCTAGTGCCGACATTTTTAGGGAAAGAGGTGTTAGGGATTTACTAGGATTTAAGGCGGGTGCAACAGTAACAGCGGAAGAAACAGCCGAAGCATTTGAAAGAGTGTTTGGAAAAGGTGGAAGGTTTGCGGGTGCAACGGATGACCTAGCACAAACCTTAACAGGAACGCTATCAATGCTTGGTGATAAGCTGTTTAACTTCCAGAAAGAGGTAGCAGAGGGATTTTTAGTAGGACTGAAAAAAGAATTTGGTGAGTTAGACAAGTTTTTCCAAGATAACCAAGAGCAAATTGACAAGATTGCACAATCAATAGGAGTAGGTTTATCTAATGCAGTTATTGGATTTGGT